GGAGATGGATACCATATCCAGTGAAGGACTTGGATCCAAGTCAGTCCGTCAGCAAGGGCTGCCCGCGAATGATTGGTGGTTATTTGAATCACCATGAGCGGGAGGATAGAGGTTAGAAATAACCTCCCGATCCCTGGGTGTCACATGTGTGACGCAGCCTTAGGTAACTAGGGTAGTGGGCGGGAAAGACGTCTGGCCGATGTCGAGACCCGGTTTTCTTCAACATCCTTTACAGGAGGAGAAGGCGATGTATAAATCGCTTAAAACCCGGGACGTATATCGGCGAGCACTATGCATTTCCCTTCCTAAAGACCTTATCCTTGACACACTTGATATTTTCTTCAAGTGGGACGAGTGTTCAGGTCGTGAATGGGCTATCTTAAGGTTTAAGGATATTAAAACTGATATGCTTCAGTACAGAGCTGTTGGTTTGAAACCGCAAGCTTTATGGGTAGCCAAAACCCGAGCAGGAAACTTTTCAGGAGTCTTTGGTAAATTACAGAGACTAATGAAGACATCCTCTTGGTTGAGTGTCCTAACTTTGCTGAACCTCACTTCCTCTTTCCGATCAGTTGAAATAACTGAAAAGCAGGAGGGTAAGTGGAAGGCATCAATGGAGTTAGGGCCAAGTAGTCTGTCCGCAGGGATATCCCCCATTTATCGCTCAACCCATTTTGGGAGGCGTAAAAGGTGGATCCCTAAAGTTTCACATTTGTTGGAAGCCACCGTCAAACCTAGTCTCATACCTCGGTTATTACCAGAGGTGCGAGATATGATCAACCAGAGATGGTTGCATAGGTTAAAGGTGGAGCACCCGTTCCTTACGGAAAAGCTTTTTGAGGAACTTTTCCAGGTGATGAGGGTTTCTTCCTTTACAGTTCCACTGGAAGGAGTTCACAATCCTTTAACTGACTTCTTTGAGGTCGGTAAGGTTTGTGTTACTCAGGAACCTGGGTTCAAGCTTAGGGTCTATTTTGATCCAAAGGTTTGGATTCAGGCCGCCCTTGAGCCGCTGAAGCATTCCTTAATGAAGTTGCTCAACACCTTGCCTTGGGACTGTACAAGTCACCAAGATAAAGCGACACCTTTTATAAAAGATCGCCTAAAGAAGGGTGGAATGGTCTATTCTTTTGACCTTTCCGATGCAACTAATGTTTTCCCTTGGGGGCTGCAGCATCTGGTTCTCCAGCAATTTTATGGTGACATACCTTTAGTGCGGTTTTATGCCGCGGTATGTTCCCAAGGTTGCTGGTTGGATTGGAAGAACCGAAAATGGTGGATGCGACGAGGTCAAGCTATGGGTTTAGGCCCAAGCTTTCCCTTGTTCGCTATCACCCATGGACTCATGGTTCAAGGTCTTTTAGGAAAACCTTGGGATGGAGAATTCTTTATCCTAGGGGATGACATTGTCATCTTAAATGATAAGTTGGCCTTAAAGTATGAGGCTACTTTAAATCAGTTAAGAGTACCTATCAGTACCTCTAAGACTCTGAAGTCCAATATCCTAGCCGAATTTGCAGGTTTATTGGTGGATAAGAAGGGCTCATATAGAGTTCCTAAATATCAACCTATTACCCGTGAAAACTGCCTGGATATTGTTCGGAACTTTCCATCTTGGATCAGTATGTTACCAATCCGGTTCCGTGATTTGGTTCGGTGGGTTTTGTCACTGCCAGAGCCACATGGATGCGGCCTCAACCCAAAGGGTTTACCTTGGGAGCTGAGGATGACACCCCAATTGATGGCTGTCTTAGAAAGGGAAGATCTTCCTAGAGATAGGGAGGTATCTTTATCTTCTAAGTGGCTGAAATGGGACAAAGTGACAAGGGGAAAAACGGACGAGTACCCCATGACAGGTGTAAACCTGCCTGAGGTTCTCCGTCGTCTCGACCAGAGACGGAAGGATTTATCTTCTTTTCCAGGTTGGAAGCTTCCTGAGGAAGTGATGGAGCAGTTAGAGGGTTTTCTAGACTCTCCTCTGCCTTTTAAAGTTCCTGAAACTTTCAAACATAATGTGTTCCGGAAACTACCACTCACATTCTGGAAGCGAGTAGCTCGTGCCGCCGGTGTTTCAAGCGTTCCGAAC